CTATTACAGGAGAATTTATCCATACTAAACTTAAAGTAGGAGATAAAGTTGTTTTACCAACAATGGGTTTTACAAAACTTCCATATGATGGAGAAGAGTATTATGTGGGTCCAGAAAACCAAATCCTAGCTAAAATTACTGAAACCATTGATGTTTCAGAAATATTAGAAGAAACTAAAGAAACATTAACCCCAGAAGAAATAAAAAATTTAAAACAATGAGTAAACAAGTTATTTTAGGTTCTGATGCAAGAACTAACCTAGTAAAAGGAATTGATACTTTAGCAGACGCAGTTGTATCTACATTAGGACCTAATGGGAGAAATGTAGTAATAGCAAATGAACAAGGTGCACCCCAATCAACTAAAGATGGTGTAACTGTAGCTAAGTCAATTACATTAAAGGACCCAAATCAAGAATTAGGAGTACAGTTAGTAAAACAAGCTGCAATTAAAACAGCTGAAAAGGCAGGTGACGGTACAACTACATCTACTTTATTAGCTAGAGAAATGATTAAAGCAGGATTAACAGCTTTAAATAATAATGAAAATGCAGTACAGATTAAAAGAGATATTGATACTACTGTTAAAGAAGTAGTAAATAACCTCAAAAAGAATATTGCAGAAGACATTTCAGGTGAAGAACAATTAGAACAAATTGCAACAATTTCGGCTAATAATGATCCTGAAACTGGGAAGTTAATTGCTACAGCAATTGAAAAAGTTGGAATGGAAGGGGTTGTTCATATTGAAGAGTCTAAAACAGGTGAAACGTATTTAGAAACTGTTGAAGGGTTACAGTTTGATAGAGGGTATAAATCACCTTATTTTGTTACTAATAACAATACAATGACTGCTACATTAGAGAACCCCTTAATTCTAATAGCCGACCAAAAACTAACTCAGGTAAAAGAATTATTACCCATTCTAGAAAGTGTATCAACACAAGCACGTTCACTTTTAATCATTGCTGAAGATATTGATAATGAAGCTTTAGCTACCCTTATTGTAAATAAAATGAGAGGTACAATGAAAGTATGTGCTGTAAAAGCACCTGACTTTGGTGATAGAAGAAAATTAGTTTTAGAAGATATTGCTATTACAACAGGTGGGGTGGTACTTGACAAACAAAAAGGTATGAAACTAGACAAATTCTCTTGGGAATGGTTTGGTGAAGCTCGTACCGTAACTATAGGAAAAGAACAAACAACAATCGTAGATGGAAAGGGAACAGTTGAATTAATTGAAACACGTATTGAAGAGCTACAACAACAAATCGACAAAGCAACAACACCGTTCGAAACAGAAAAACTTCAAGAAAGGCTTGCGAAATTCGTTGGAGGAGTAGCTATTATTCATGTAGGTGGAAACACTGAAACCGAAATGAAGGAAAAGAAAGATAGAGTTGATGATGCATTACATGCAACTAAAGCAGCTATCGAAGAAGGAATAGTACCAGGAGGTGGAACAGCATTATTATATGCATCTTCAGGTTTAGAAGCTAAAACAACAGGTGCTCAAATTGTAATTGAGGCATGCGCCAAACCATTTAACCAAATTTTAGTTAATGCTGGTTATGATCAAGTAAAAGGACAAATTTTAGCTGATAATTTAGTTAACTCTGGTAATGATACTTGGGCAGGATATAATATTAAAACAGATGAAACAGTAAATATGAAAGAAGCTGGTATTATTGACCCAACAAAAGTAGCCAGAACAGCTTTACAAAACGCAGCATCAGTAGCGGGCACAGTATTACTTACAGAGTGTACTGTAGTAGATGAACCAAGTGAAGAGCCAAAACAACTACAAATGGACCCAATGATGGGGATGATGTAAATAAGTAAATAAATAAATAAATTAAAAAATGAAAAAACTATTAGTAATCTTAGCACTGATACTTGGAGTATCAATTAATGCCCAAACACAATCTTACACACTTAAGTATAATACTTTTGTTAAATACACTAAAAATCCTAAAGTTAAATTTAAAAAACAAGAAGTAGATGTTTATGCTATTTTTAGTGGAGATGAGAAAGGAGATGTTATCTTATTTTTCGATGAAAATAAAGTAGAAAGGTATAAAAAGTATGGTGAAATTCAAGAAGGTGTTAATAAAGATGGTAAATCTTTTAGATGGATAGCAACTATAAGAGAAGATAAAGTACCAGCTTTATTACAGCTCTTTGATAATAATGTATTACGAGTTCATTATAGAGGTTATACTCTAGAATATGGTTTAGAATAATATTTGATAAATAAATAAAAATTATGAACAAGCAAGAAATTTTTGAAGCAATTGATATATTATATCAAAATTTTGTGCAAGAGCACAATGGTACCACCAAGGCATCTCAACAACGAGCTAGAAAAGCAATTGGAGAGATTAAGAAGTTAGTTACTGATTACCGTAAAGCATCCGTAGCTGAATCTAAGTAATAATTAGGGGGGGCTTGTCTCCCCTATTTATTCTTTGTATATTATAATTATGGAAAAAATAACAAAAGAAGAAAATATCTTAATAGCAAGACGTGTAGCCCCAGGTGATCGTTATCGTTTAGTAGCAAATGAACCAGATGGTCCTGTACATAAAACTTTAACTGATACCTTAGAAGCATATATGGTTAAAACAGGATTCAAGGGAGAGTATAGATTAGCCCCTTTAAAAGGAGAATTATACGCCGTTTCAACTACAGAAGAAGAAATAAAACCAGAACCAATTAAGCAATATTCAATTTACGGCGAGTATTAGGATAGTTATAAAAAATAAATTAGTTATATGAGTCACCACGGATTATTGAATGAGAAATACCGTCCATTAACTTTAGACAAGTTTGTTGGGAATGAAAATCTTAAAAAAACAATACAACAATTTCTTGACCAAAATGATATTGTTAATATGCTTTTATATGGAGGGGCAGGAACTGGAAAATCTACTCTAGCTAAATTAATAGTACATAACCTGGATTGTGATTCTCTCCTCATCAATGCTTCGGATGAACGTGGTATTGAAACGATTCGTGATAAAGTACAAAGCTTTGCAAGCGTTGCTTCTTTTAAACCACTTAAAGTGGTCATTTTGGATGAAGCTGATTTTCTTACTATCCAAGCGCAAGCTTCACTCCGCAATATTATTGAAACTTTCTCGCGTACGACACGTTTTATCATGACTTGTAATTTTGTAGAGCGTATAATTGATCCTCTACAATCTAGATGTCAAGTACTTAAAATTGTACCTCCAACTAAAAAAGATGTTGCTAAACATTTAAATTGGATACTTCAACAAGAATCAATTTCACATGATATAAATGATTTAGTACCATTAGTTAATCAATATTATCCCGATTTACGTAAGTGTATTAATACTATACAATTATCAACTATAGATGGTGGAGCAAATGATTTATATCTTAACTTAGACCAATCAGTATTAGTATCATCAAATTATATAGATAAAGTTATTAATGCTTTATCAGAGGGATCTAAACATAATAAAATAGATTGTTATAATGATATACGTCAAATTATAGCTGATGCTAATGTAGATGATTTTGATGAATTATTTAGAGCACTATATGAAAGGTCATCTGAATATTTACAAGATAAAGAAGGTACAGCATCTATTTTAATAAATGAACATCAATATAAAGCAAATTTCCGAATCGACAAGGAAATAAATACAATGTCGTTAATTCAAAACTTAATAAATAATAAATAATTATGCAGCAGCAACAACAACCTCCAATTGATTTAAAAAATACTACTGAAGTTAAAAACTTTAATGGTGGATCTGTTTTTCAACAAGGAGTAATTTTACGTAAAGTATCCCGTTTCGTAACAGGAACAGATGAAGATGCCCTACTACCCATCCCAGTATTTTATGACCCTGAAACTAAAAAAATTCTAACAGATTCTGTACCTAAAGATTTAAGAGAAGAATTAGCTGATGAATTGCTCTAATATCTTTGATTGGCTCAAACATATAAATCAATATAAAACTCCTGCATCTAAGTTTACAGATAAAGATTGGGAGGTTTGGAATAGCTATATGATCCATAGATTCATCTCAATGAACCCGGATTATATTGAAGTTGTTAACTATGTACAAGATTTTCCCCCACAAGAAAAAAAAATGATATATTCTATTTATAAAGAATTTATCCCTAAAAATAATAAATGGAATAAGTATATTAAATCTAAGGTAAAACAACCTAATAAGGACTTAATAGACCATATCAAAAATTATTTCGAATGTTCTTCTAAAGAAGCAAAAGAATATATAAATATATTGGCTACCCCAGAAATAAGTCGTATATTAACGAATAGAGGGTTAGATAAAAAAGAAATAAAACCATTATTAAAATGAGTAAATTAGTAGAAATGTTAAGAACATCTGCACAAGCAGATAAAGCAAAAGCGTTATTATCACTTGAGTTATTAGATAATAAAGCAGTAGGTATTGGAGATCATTCAACTGAAGATTTTTATAAAAATGCAGAAGAAGCATTGGTAATGTTAGTTGATGCCGATGATAGATTATCAACTCTAGAAAAATATTTTGATATCAAAAAACAAATTAATGGGTGATACAGTTAAAAAATACCACGAAATAATGAGCGATAGAGAAATTATGAATGCCAAAAGGGGTGATTTTGAAGCATATAATGATGTAGTAGCACATTTTGAAGCTGAATATCCAGAATTATCTAAGGAGTTTAAAAACATCCAAAAAGAAATGTATGAAATGTTTGCCCGTAAGCACTTAGACTACGGTTTAAATAACATAGCTTTAGGCGGGGATATCGTTAATAACAGCGATGATAAACAGTTTTCACTAACTGGGTTGTGTATTAGATTAACTGATAAAATATCACGTTTAAAAAATTTATTAATTAATGGTAGATCATTTGTTGAAGGTGAAGGTATGCAAGATACATTTATTGATATCGCTAATTATGGAATCATTGGGCTCTTAGTTGGGCGTAATAAATGGAAAAAATAGTTTGGCTAAAAAAATCCCAAAAATTATAAAGGAGATTAGAAATAACCCTCCAACACCCGTTAATTATGCATATCAAAAGAATATATCATATTCTCAGATGTCCATATTTAGACAATGTCCTCATAGATGGAAACTCCAATATAAGGATAAAATTAAACGTTTTACTTCTTCAATTCATACTGTATTTGGAACTTCTATTCATGAAGTAATGCAGCATTATTTAGATGTAGCTTATGATAAATCCTTTGCAGTAGCAGATAGGGAAATTAATATAGAAGAGTTTTTTCAAGAAAAATTTATAGGTGAATACCAAAACCAATATAAAAAGAATAACAACCAACATTTCTCTTCAGCTGAAGAAATGAGAGAATTTTTTGAAGATGGGGTTGGCATTTTAAATTGGTTCAAGAAAAAAAGATCTAGATATTTTTCTAAACGTGGTTGGCATTTAGTTGGCTGTGAAATACCATTGGTAATAGCGCCAAATAAAATGTATAACAACATATTATACGCGGGTTTCTTAGATGTTGTCATGTACCATGAAGAAACAGAGACATTTAAAATAATTGATATTAAGACAAGTACTCGTGGATGGAGGGAACAAGATAAGAAAAATGAAGACAAACAATACCAATTACTTTTATATAAACAATACTTCAGTGAACAATATGGCATTCCATTAAGTAATATTGATATTGAATTTTTTATTGTTAAACGAAAAGTAATGGATTGGGATGATGAAAAGATAATGTCACCCCATCAAGCATATAGAGTACAACAATTTAGCCCACCAAGTGGAAAAATAAAATTAGGGCGAGCTAAAAAAGCGATAAATAGTTTTATAAATGAATGTTTTAACTCTAATGGAGATATAAAGGAATTAGAATATCCAAAGTCTGTTTCAAAATGGAATTGTATGTTTTGTCCTTACAAAGAAGACAAAGAAACTTGTGGAGAAGGAATAATTTTTTAGTATCTCCATATGTTTATAGATAAATAATGTTATTAAAATAAAGATTATGAGTGCAAAAAAAGATATGACACTTACTAGTGTAAAAATCAAAAGCGATTTATTCGAGAATTTTAAGATTGAATGTGTAAAACGAAAGTTTTCTTTCCAAAAACTTGCTGATCGAGCTATTTATTTGTATCTTACAGATGAAGATTTTCGTAAACAAGTTACTAATCAAACTAATCTCGAATTATAAATCGTATTAAAAAATGAATCAAAGTTTTAAACATCTTCCTCAAAATGAGAGGAAAAAAATCCTATTAATTTGTGATGATATTAGAGTACACTCTGGAGTAGCTACAGTCGCCAAAGAAATTGTAGTACATACAGCTCACCATTTTAATTGGGTTCAAGTAGCAGGGGCTATAAATCATCCTGAACAAGGTAAAAAGTTAGACTTAAGTGGAGATACTAATAAAGCAACGGGAATTGAAGACTCTTCAGTCATCCTATACCCCACTAATGGTTATGGTGATAATAAACTAATTAGACAACTAATCCAATTAGAGCGCCCTGATGCTATTCTTTTAATTACTGATCCAAGATATTTTGCTTGGTTATTTAATATGGAGCATGAAATTCGTAAAAAAATTCCAATTGCTTATTTAAATATTTGGGATGATTATCCCGCTCCTATGTACAATAAACCTTATTATGAGGCAT